TTCTTAGCAACTAATACGAACTTACTGCCAGATGCAAGACCAGTAGAAGCAGTGCTGATGGCAATTCCACCACCACCTTGTGTTGGTTCAATGGTGTTACCAAGTGCAGCACCATGGAAAATGTATTCAGACTCTAGATTGATAATTTCCTTATAGTAAGTAGAAGCACCTTCAGCACTCTTACCATCGGAAAGTTTAGATAGATAAGTGAATCTTTCTAGAACTGTATTGGCAGCACCAGAGACATCTCCAGTAGTGTCAATTACTGCAATGTGTACTTCGTCATAAGAAATGCCACGTGAAGAAGCATACTCAGAAGTACCAGGACGTGGACCAATTGCAGCGAGTTTTAAACCAGTTGATCCAATTGTTGTGTTGGTGTACCAGTCTTTAACACTGTCAACATTGATGTTGTCATCAGAAACAGTGTTGATTGTGACAGTTAGATCGCTAACAGCACCAGTTCCTAGACCAGCAGCAGCAACTGTTACTGAATCATTAGCAGAATAATCTGTACCACCATTAACGATAGTTACTCCTGTAACATCTCCGTTTGCATCAATAACAACATTGAGGCGTAAACCTGTACCAGTACCACCTGTAGGATCAACAGTGTGTGTACCATTTTGAGTTCCCTGACCAGCGTAGGCACCAGCGGTAACTGTTTGTGCAACACCATCGCCTGGTTCGTCAAACTTATCACCAGTTACGATAAGAGTTGTTGGATCATCAAGGATAACTGCTAGTTCTTTAGTAGCAGCGTCCCAAGAATAGATTCTACCCTGTCTTCCAGCAGTTGTTGTGAAAGCAGTGTTGAGAGTAGTTGTGGCAGGAGCAGAAGCAAGTGTGAGAATTTGATCAGCACCACGGTCTACAGCAACCACTTGAAGTGAGTTACCCCATGTTCCAGCAGAACGTGCAGCAAAAATATTAGCAGCACCAACACCTGCTTCCCACTCTGAATCATTTTTGATTAGAGCACCAGCACCGTTAGTTGCATTTAATACACCAGTTCCAGCACGAACCACAGATAGGCGACCACCATATCCTAAGAATTCAGATGCTACCAACCAATCCTCGGCATTAGCATCTTTAGGTGTACCAAAAGTGCTGACTAGTTCTTTCTGATTAGAGATGTTTACGATTTCTCCAATCGGACCTTTCTGAAAAGATGATGCAAATGCAGCAGTGAGCGATGAAGCTCCTGTAATTACAGCATTAGTTAGGTCACGTTCTCTAAGAACTACACCAGGCGAGACTTGACTTGCCATGTTTTAACTCCTCGTTGATGTTCCAATTAATCTGTAAGTATTTAGATTTTCTGGAACTTAGAGTAATTAAAACTATAGGGGGACTTGCAATACCCCTAATAATTCCACATGTATGATACTTCTTCTTGTGTATCTCCGTAAGCCCAAAGGTCACCATCGCCATCAATGAAAGTGTCATCACCTAATCCATCATCAACAAAACCAAATGGTGCCATGTCTTGTTCAATTTGATTTCTTTGTTCTTCGTAAATTCTTCTTCTGACATCTTGGTCAGTCATCTCTCTAAAATAGTCTTGCATGACTAACCATGCAAATAGAACCATACACATTACAAGGTCATCATGATACCCATCATCCGCTTCCCAACTCTGTTTTCGCTGAATGAATGTAGTCAACTCTCTCAGAATATCAAAATCAGAGAACGTTAATTTGTCATCTTCAATGATTGCTTTGAGATTAGAGCATCCTTGTTTTTTAACAGTGATACTCATTTTGACACCTAGTTGTGTTTTGTTTCCTGAGAATCCTTGTCCGACAATTTGACCTGCTCTACCACGCATTGCACACATTAATACGTTAGGATATTCAAGATCATAATTTAAAGTAGCAGCAATACTATCGCCAATATCATTGACTTCTACTAAAATATACGGAAACCTATACTCTTTCGCTACCCTGTGTATGACCGAGGGAAACATAACAGGCTTAATCTCATTATCTCTGTATTTTGCGACAATTTTATACGGTAACGTGGTAATGTCAAACACGATGAAAGCACTGTAATCGCCACCAATTCCTCTGGCAACGTCCACAGTGATAATATATTCGTGATTCTCTTGTGCTCTCTCATATACGTCAAGTCCAGCATTGCTTTGAATTGGATCTTCAAACGGAATCGCTTGTAGTTTTGAAGGAGAGATTAGTGTATCAGCAGATCCAAGGAAGTCACATTCAAACTCTTGTGCAAACTGTCTCTTGGATGTATTCTTTAATGTCTCCTCTTTCCATTTAGCATCTCTACCTGGAACTTGAGACCAATGTACTTCATTTGTAACATATCCATTCTTACCATTTTTAGCATCTTCCCACATCTTATAGAAGTGGTTCATGCCATTAGGCGTTGAAATAATTATGACTTTCGTTGATTTACCAGAAGTAATAGTAGGATAAACAGAGGCAAAGAATTGCTCAGCAACGTGATTCGGTACGAAAGCGAACTCGTCAAGAAAGAGGATATTAAAGGACATACCTCGGACAGCAGATGCAGATGTAGAAGCTGCCAATATCTTTGATCCATTTTCTAACTCCACATTACCTTTGTTCCATACAAGGATACCATGCTGCATCCATTTCGGCAAGTTCTCATACGCTAATTGAAGACGACCGAGTAGTTCTCTAGCGGTGCTAGCCTTGTTAGCAAGAATACCAATGTTAACACTATCGTTGAAGATAGCGTAATGAAGCAAGTAAGCAACAACAGTGGTTGACTTGCCAGTTTGTCTAGGAAGTTTTGCAATGTTAAATCTATTATTGTGAAAGTCCATCAAGATTTCCTTCTGGAAATCATACATGGAAAAAGGTACTAGACCTTCGTCTAGTGAAATGATTTGAATATAATTTAGAGCAAAGTACAAAGGATCTTCTTTGCATTTAATCCATTCCTGTACTTGCTCTTGTGTAAATTGTATCTCAGTACCAGCCTTCTTTAGGTTGGGATTACCAAGATATACCTCAGTCTTAGTAGCCATTATAAATCTTCAAATTGGTCTCTCAGATTTTCTAGATCTCTTTTCTTTTCTTCAAGCAAAGTCTCTATCATCATTGCTCTCATTTCCCATGTTTGACCACTGGTGGAACCTTTACATGGATTGATGCAATTAGCTTTTTCTAAATCACTATCAGGAATATTATTACAAACTAAACCTGCTAAATCATGCGGATCCCCTTCTTTTCCAGTTGACCAGTATAGTTGTCCATTTAACCAACTAGCACCGCATTTGGTGCATGATGTAGAATTAAATGATTCCATTTGTAATACCTCCGTGATAATATTTATGAGGATGTTATAAACTTCCCTTGGATCTACGTATTTCTCTTAGTTCTTCAAAGTTTTTATTCTTTGTTCCACCATCGTAGGTCCATGCATATCCTTCGTCAATCATTTCTTCATTGAGGGACACATCTGCGTCCCCAATGTAAAGCCACCCAAGAAGACGCCCATATTTACCGACGCCACCAACAAGTTCAGTACGGATAACAAGATCATCATCACCATCCACAGCCGCCTTGAGTTTTTCTTTGAGCCAGTTTGTTGCGTCAATTCCAAGTGCTTTCTCCTCTAAATTTCGTGTACGTTTTTCTGGTGTGTCTATACCAGCAACTCTTACACGTTCTTTTTTATAAAGATCAAAACCTAAATCAATGGTGACATCAATAGTGTCTCCATCAACTACTCTGTTTATCTTGATCACTCTGAAGTTGTAACAACTCTTCCGACTGGGTGGTAACATCATTTGGAAATTTCTCGTCATATGAAAATATGTATAAGATTGTCCATACAACTCCAGCAAGAAGTATCACCATCATCCAGATGATACTCCAAGTGACTCCGTTCGCATCTTCTAATGGTCTAAGAACAAGATTCATTTTCTATATCTCACTGGCCATGTTATTTCCATAGTAATAGTGAGTAAAGTAATGAATGCCAAGACAAATAGTAATGTCATGCTGGATAGTCCCAATCTGTGATGTTATTAGTTTTATGTGTTGGACCCCAAGAATCTTTCTTATAAATGTATGGAGCTGTTCTGATAGGACAAGAGTCTCCAACACATAGAAGTTTCTCAACAATTCTCCATGATTCTATCACTTCATCTGCATGAACAAAGTGTGATTGATCACCGTTTAAAACATCGTATAAAAGTTTTTCGTAACCATCTACAGCAGCATCTGGATATGGATGAGTCAATGTAGCAGTTTCTACATCATCTTTTAATCCTGGTGCCTTCATATCAATACGAATATCAAGGTGAGGGTTTGGTTGGAATCTCATTACGATGCGATCATTGTATTCATGACCTTCAAATAGATTCAATGGAGGTGCTTTCAATTTAATGACAACTTCTGCACATTGATATGGCATAGATTTTCCTGTCATAAAATGGAAAGGAACACCCTGCCATCTCCAGTTATCAATATAAAGATCACCAGCAACAAAAGTAGGAGTTTCTGACTCTGGTCCTACACCATGCTCTGCACGATATCCCTCGTATTGACCAGTAATAAGTTTTTCTCCTAAACGAGCAGCAGAGAGCACTTTAATCTTCTCTCTACGAATCTCTTTCGCACACAACCTACACGGTGCTTCCATTGCAATTAGTGCAATCAACTGCATCATGTGGTTCTGAAGCATGTCACGGACTGCTCCAGCGGTTTCGTAGTACTGAGATCTACCATCACACCCGATGGTCTCAGTCGCATATATTTGAACCTCATCAATATAATTACGATTCCACAGAGGTTCTAGTAGTGTGTTGGAGAATCGTGTAGCAAGTATATTGTTTACAGTATCTTTACCAAGATAATGATCTATACGATATATTTGTGATTCACGAATATAATCTGAAATAGTATCTTGTAATTTCTGAGCAGATTTAGAATCACTACCAAAGGGTTTTTCAATAACAACACGACTGCGTTGCGGATCATCTAAGAATCCTGCCTTCTTTAAATTAACTACAGCATCTGCATATGTGTGTGGTGGCACTGATAAGAAGTAAGTAGTATCTGCACTTGCATCGTGAAGTTTATTCAAACTCTCTTCACACGATAAGTCGCATGACACAAAATCTAACCAGTGACAAAAGTCTTCAGGATAATCTCCAAGATGTCTCAACCAAGACTCTTTAGTATGCTCTCTACGAGAAGCACCAACAATCAGTATGTTATGTGGCAGTAATTTTTTCTGCCATAATTTATAGAGTGCTGGAATAAGTTTTCTTTTAGCAAGGTCACCAGTTGCACCAAAAATAACAATGCGTCTAGTGAGCGGTTCCGTTTCCATCATAGTCTTCTGATTCATAATACGATATTTCACCTTTATATCTTCCAAGTGCGAGGGTGGCACATACAAAGGGTATTGCCAGGATTGCAAGGACATTACCGAAAGTCATTAAGCTGTCCACGTTTCATCATCAGGAATAGGATATCCCCAAGTATGATCATTGGGGAGTGGTTCAGTACCATACTCCCACGTATCATAATCATCTTCGTTTCTAGGATCAGAAACTTTATCCTGCGAATGCTGTTTAAGATATTTGTCAGATTCAACTTGTGTAATAAGTGTCATACCAGAATCTATAAAATCTTTACTTTTATCTGTTCTTGAATTTCCCATTATCTTACGTTGTGTCCTCCAAACATAAAACGCATTCCATTTAAAACTCTATTACCAAAACCTCCTAAGTTTCTTGAATTGAATCTTTCATATAATGCCGTAGTAATAACAGGAGCGGGTACGCCAAGATCCACAGCGGCGTTAACAGTCCAACGACCTTCACCACTATCAGATACACCCCCGTCAAATTTACTGAGTTCGTTATCGTTACGTAATACAGATGCAGCAAGGTCAAGTAACCAAGACCCAACCACGCTACCACGACGCCATAACTCAGCCACTTCAGCAACATCAATATCATATTGATAATTTTCTGGATCTGACATTGGAGCAACTTCAGCATCTCCTTCTTTAACATATTGGGAACCAAGATCACCAGAATGTAAAATGTTAAACCCTTCGGCATACGCTTGCATGATG